AGAATTGCTAACTTAAATGTCAATATGATGGTCGCTCCTTTACAAGACAATACCTTTAACAAGGCAAAATCGGATCTTAAGTTTGTCGAAGCTTGCTGTTATGGATTACCGATTGCATGTCAGAACATTGTAACGTATGAAAACGCACCTTATAAGTTCGACACAGGTGAAGAGATGATTGATATTGTCGATGATGTTCTCTCAAAGAAGGGCCGTTATATGAACATATCAACCAAGATGCGTAAGATCGCTGATACGCGTTGGCTCGAGAATGAAGATAACATTAACAAGTATGTTGAATTACATACTCTCCCCTACGGTCACGCTGATCGAAAGTTACTCAATGCTATCAATGGTATTATTGCTTGATAGCAATACCGGATGGTAGTATACTCAAATAGTGTACAGGAACGTATCATACTCACCGCGCGAACAAACTATAAACCTTTATACCTGGGACGAAAACGGTAAAAGGATAACAGTACCTTCTACTTACGAGCCCTATGTCTATTTAGAGACAAACAACGCTCCTGATGCTCTGAGTATCTTTAATACGAAGTTAAAGAAGAAACGATTTAATAATCAATATGATCGTTCCCGGTACCTTAAGGATAACAAGGTAACGCGTGTTTTCGAAAACTTTAACGTATATCAACAATTCCTAATTGACGCATATTGGCAGGAAAATGAGAAACCTGAATTTACAAAGAATCAGCTAAAGGTATATTTTATTGATATCGAAACATATTCCCCGGATGCGTTTCCCGATCCTCAGGATCCAAACGATACAATTAATATTATTACTATATATGACACTATAACAAAAAAGTTCTATTCATGGGGACTCAAGCCTTATACAGCAAAGAACCCTGATGTAATCTATGTTGATTGTAAGACGGAAGAAGAGTTGTTGAGCAGGTTTGTGGATTTTTTTAGTAGGGATTATTGCGATATTCTTTCAGGATGGAACTCAGAATTCTTTGATGTACCTTATGTGATTAACCGTGTCAGAAAGGTGTTAGGTGAAGAGTATATGCAAAAGCTCTCACCGGTTGGCTCCTTACGTTCTAGGACGTTTATGGGTAAATTCGGAAGAGAGCAGGTAAAGTGGCACATTGAAGGGCTCTCGTGCGTTGACTATCTAGATATTTACAGACGCTTCTGTCAGACCCTTCGCGAGTCGTACAAGCTTGACGCGATTGGAGAAGTAGAATTACAGGAGCGTAAGATAGATTATGGTGATCAGAATCTAACCGAATTAGCAGATGGTAATTGGGAGACATTTGTCGATTACAATATTCAGGACGTTAATCTTCTCGTAAGACTCGAACAAAAGCTTCAGTACATACAATTATTAAGAATGATTGCATATGCTGGGCTTACGACCTTTGAAGGTGCTCTCGGATCATTATCGGTGATTACCGGTCTTTGCTCTATACGAGCTCGATTGAAGGATAAGCGCATCCCTACGTTTATTAAGGACGTCAAGGAAGGTGAGCAGAATGCCGGTGCTTACGTAGGAGACCCACAAAGAGGATTTCAGGAGCACGTTGTTTCATTTGATGCTAATAGCCTATATCCGAATACAATGATTACGCTTAACTTATCCCCTGAAACGAAGGTAGGTAAGATTACCGATAAGACAGATAAGGATATAACAATTAAGCATGTCAATGGTCAAACATTTACACTCACGCACGAAAAATTTGCATCATTTGTAAAGCAAGAAGAAATTGCAATATCGCGTGCCAAGATTCTCTTTACGCAAAAGGAAAAAGGTATTATTCCCGATACGATTGATTACTACTACAGTAAGCGTGTTGAAGTGAAAAAGCAGCTTACCAAGGCTAAGAAGAAGGCTCTTACACTGAAAAAAGGTACGATAGAGTACGACGAAAATCAAGTTGAAATTGACAGGCTAAACATTCGCCAGCATACGATCAAGATTTTGATGAACACGGTATATGGATACTTTGGAAATAAACATAGTCCTTTAGGTGATGATGATTTAGCTAATTCAATCACACTGACCGGTCAAGCTGTTATCAAGGAGTCGAACAGAATTCTTACCGAATACATAAAGGAGAAAGCTAACCTAACGGATGAGGACATAAAGGTAAGCGATCCTATTATCTATAACGATACAGATTCAAGTTATATCTCTATCAAGCATTTAGTCAAAGCGCAGAAGATACCCGTGCTAGATAAAGACGGAAATGTAGCACCAGAATATTATAAAGCTGTTTCTGATATTGAAGACCATCTCAATAAAGCAATTACTGTTTGGGGTAAGAGCGCTCTTGGATCTAAAGATTGCCGTCTTGTATTCAAGCGTGAGGCTATTGCTGATGTAGGTCTCTTCTTAAAGAAGAAGCGCTATGTTCTTCATACACTCGACGTTGAAGGTATTCCGGAAAAGAAGTTTAAATATACTGGTGTTGAGGTTGTACGTACAACAATGCCGACACCTATTAAGCCGTATGTAAAGAAGATTATTGAGACAATGTTGCTTACAAAAGACTATACAGCGACAAATAAAGTCTTCAATGAGACGTATGAAATTTTTAAGGGATTACCTCTCGAGGACATAGCATTTGTAATGGGCGTCAAGGGATATGAGAAGTATGCAAATCAATGTAATGGCTTTGAGACAGCAAAGAGAATGCCCAAGCATGTTAAGGCAGCTTATCATCACAACATTCTTCTCGATAGATTTAATATTGAAAGAAAATATGAAAAAATGGCATCCGGTGACAAGATAAGATACTTTCACGTAAAGAAGCCAAACAGTTTCGGTCTATCAGTAATTGGCTACAAATATTATTATCCGAAAGAGTTTGAGAGTATATTTGAGGTTGATTATGAGCAGATGTTTGAAAAGATTATCTATTCCGTTATTGAGCGATTTTACGAAGCTGTTAATTGGACAGTAAAAAAACCAGGTAACGATGCTCAGATCGATCTTTTTGATCTTTTAGGTATGAATTAGTTGATTTATTATATCTCTTAACATAATATATTAGAAATATGAGCAACAACATTACCTTCATTGATCACATCGGCCGTACCATTATTGGAGAGCTCGTCGATGCAAACGTCGACAACGGTGCTTCTTTCCTCGTAAAGAACCCAGCTATCATTCACGTTCAGCCAACCCAGCAGGGTCAACTCAACGTACAGACCATCCCTCTTTACTTCCGCGAATTTGTCGGCGATAAGAGTAAGGAAAATGGCACAACTTGGAAGTACCACTACGCAAACGTTGTATATGGCGTCGACGTTGACAATGATCCTCGTCTTGTTGATCAGTATAGTAAGTTGTTCTCTGCTCCTACGACACCAACAGCAGAACCTTCCGTTGTCAAACTTTTTGATGAGTAAATCGTAATCTGCATCAAAGAAACCAGATTAAACGCCCGGCAAACCGGGCGTTTTTTTTGTTGAAAAAAGAGATACATGTAGTATAATTGTAGAAATATGAGCAAAGAAATTGATAACATCTTTAAGAAACTTGACGCAATGAACAATGAAGCAACAATGCTAGATGAAAATGCGTTGTCAAATGTTGATACCTGGTACGATACAGGCTGTTATGCTCTTAATGCTATTTTAGGTGGTAGCTGCCGCAAAGGCGGTATACCTAAGGGTAGAATTGTAGGATTCTCAGGTGAATCGATGACTGGTAAGACTTTTGTTGTAAATAAGATTCTCGCTAATGCTCAGAAGCAAGGCGTCATTCCTGTTATTTTTGATACAGAGTTTGCTATTGACGAGAGCTCAACGAAAGGAGTAGGTCTTGATGCTAGTAAGACAAAATATGTACCTGTTTACACAGTTGATCAATGCCGTAATCAGATTTCAGGATTCCTTGATAGTGTCATCGAAAGCAATCAGCAAGGTAAGTTTATTATTAGTATTGACAGTCTCGGTAACCTGTCATCACAAAAGGAAATCGATGACATTGCTAAGGATAAATCTGCTATGGATATGGGTCTTCGCGCTAAATCGCTTAAGTCAATGCTTCGCACTCTTACCTACAAGTCAGGCAACGCCGGTGTAACGATTATGTTTACCAACCATACTTACTCCAATCCCG